GGTATCAATCGGCAGGGAAAATAAAAAAGGGGGGCCGAAGCCCCCCGAAGGTTAGTGTTGGTAGTAGGACACGTTGGCCACTTTGGGGTCCCAGCACATCCGGCATGGCCCGCACTTACCGCCTCGCTCGAATGCCCGGCACGTTGCGTTGTTTTTATCCGACACTACAGTCGAGGTGTGCGCGTAGCCTTTGGGTGGTGGCTGGTCGATGTGAGGGGCCGAGACTCTCACGATCAGGTTGGCTGGTATGTCGCCTTTCACGTAGCGCGGTTCTTTGGTTGGCAGCCAGTGCACCGTGTCCGGGCTGGCGCGGGCAACGTCACAGATCAGGTCGAAGTGTGCGCGGCTCTGTAGGTCGCCAGAGTCATGCCAACGGAACCACGGTTTGCGCGAGATCAGGAACACCATGGCCGAGATGAACTCACCCCGGAACAATGGGTCAGTCAGTGCGCGAGCTAGCACCGTCATGCGCCGAGCCAATGCAGCCTGCACATTCTGCATAGCGTACCGATTCTTGCGAGCGTAACAGTCGGCGCACACCGAGCCAGCAATGGCCGCCAAACGCGAGCCGGTCTGACATAGGAATGCGCTAATTGAAAACGATTTGCAAGGCATCTTGCCGGGCGCGGATAGTCCGCCGACTAGCGCGTCGGCTTTGTCTACAGTCCACATATTGCTTTCTCCAATTGCGTCGGGCGTGATTGCCTCGACGGTTCCTATTATATGAATCGCAACATTTGTTGCAAAATTTTAACGGTCCCCCCACACGCACGCGCACGTTCCCTCGCGCACACGCATAACTGGTATCAAAAATTTGGGGCCAAAGAAAAAGGGCCGGTTGGAGGTCCCGGCCCACGGAGAATTAGTTGTCGAATGCGTGGATCAGTGCGGTGAGCGCAGCGATCAGGTCATCACGTTTAGTGTTGTTCGGCATTCCAAGTTCTTTGCGGGCCGCTGCGCTGCAGCTAATGCCACGCTTCTTCATCCCAAGCTTCTCAAGTTCGACGCCCTTTCGTAGGACCATCAGTCGGTATCGCATGATCTTTTCGCGCTCTGTCAGTACAGCAGGGCCGCGATTACTTAACGCTAGTTCTAACTGAATCATGTTACTGCTCCAAAAGAAGGGCCGGTGTGAAGTCCCAGCCCAGTTGATTACTTGGTCATCGTCTTGAGTTCAGCCTTAACACGTCGTGCTGTCTCGCCACGCCACGTGTTGGCATTCGCCAGAAAGTACAACACCACACTTTCGGCAGAGTCATCGATGAAGTTATCTTCGATGCTGTTCAGATATCCCATCGCCTCAAGATACGGTACAGCGCCAAAGTATGGACGCTTCCAATCCTTCTCAATCTCTCGGGCAATTTCATAGAGTGGACGATTCATATGCTTTCTCCGTTAAAAGAAGGGGCGGTGTCAGTCCCGCCCCAGTTGATTACTCTTCACACACCGTGTCGTACACGGGAACCTCTTCCATCTTCGTGCCTACTTGCACACGCTTGCAGGACGTTGATGTGAACATCACAAAGATATAGTCCGTTGTACCTTCAAACGTCCAGTACGTGCTGAAGTATTGCGTCTTCTCTTGTGGCCGACTCGTCGGCTGCAGTCCGAGGCGGCGCAGGATACCGAACATCACATCCAAGTCTGCACGTGGCCCCGTGATGCTGATGTTGTACGACGAACTATCGATGCCCACATCCGCGATATTCACGCCAGCCTTCTGCAGCGTCTTGCAGATAACCGCAACGCGCTTGCTGTCACGTTTGATTACCTGTCCGACGCGACGTGCACGGATACGAGCGTGCTTGTTAGCCTCTTGAATAATCTTCATATGCTTTCTCCGTTGGTGTCGAGACGGAATTGCCTCGACGGTTCCCATTATACGAATCGCAAGAATCCTTGCAAAATTACCCCACCCGGGGGGTACCCCCCGCAAATCAAATGGGGCCCCCACCCGCACCCCGCACCCCTAGATCTATACAAACGACCCCACACTTTTCTAAACTACCCCCATAAATCGGTACTGGCCTCCCTGCCAAGGGCGCGTCTCGACAAAGTACTCCGGAATCGTAACCGGACCTTTTTAGGCAATTTTGTTGCAACTCGATCCCCACCCCCTCTTTATAGGAAACACCCCCGGTATTTAAATTTGGTTCCATCCAATTTCTTGTGCTATATATCCGCCAACTTGGGCCAAACCCCATGCATGGATGAGATGGAACTGAACGTCCCCGAGATTGAAGAGGATATCGCCCTCCCTAAAAACGCTTCCGAAGCGTTGCCGGAACTATCTCCCCGCCAAGAGCTAGACCACGTCGCTCAGACCATTGCCGATATCACGGTAATGACGGGAGAGCCGTTGGAGTTCGACCCCACGGATATTGAAGAAGGCAAGAAAGTTGCCAAAGAACTGATCGAAAACCCAAAAACTAGGCCGAATTACGCAGCATTACGGGACAGTACCAAGGCGGTGCTGGCCGGAATGGTGGCCCAGTATGACTTTGAGGTGGTCGATGACCTCGTCAAGTTGAAGGGTTTTGTCGTCAATTGCCTGTTGGATGAGTACAAGAACGCCTCCGATAGCAAAACCCGCATCCAAGCCCTCACTAAATTGGGCGAAGTGGACGGGGTAGACGCCTTTAAGAAGAGAACCGAGACCACCCACATCATTAAACCGATTGAAGAGGTGGAGAAAGAGCTGTTGTCGGTGCTGGAAGGCATCGAATATCGCGTCATTAGTGACGACAATGCTGCAGCTTAACGCCGAAAACCTGCAAAAACTGAAAGCCTCCTTGCCGTCGATGCCGGATAAGGAGAAAAGGCGCGTTGCCGAGCTGCTAAAGCAGTATCAGACGCAGGTAACGCAGCGTTTGGGCCGAGATTCCTTCCTTGATTTCATCAATCACGTGTATCCGGGGTACAAAGTCGGCCCTCACCACCGGAAATTGGCCAAAATCTTCGAGGAAATCGCCGAAGGCAAGAAGAAACGGGTGATCGTGAACATCGCCCCGCGCCACGGCAAGTCGGAGATGATCAGTTACCTTGCTCCGGCGTGGTTTTTGGGCAAATACCCCCATAAGAAGGTGATCATGGCCTCTCATACCGCCGATTTGGCGGTGAATTTTGGCCGAAGAGTCAGAAACCTAGTCGGGAGCGACCTGTACCGTGACATCTTCCCCCAAGTTGAGCTTCAGGCCGACTCTAAATCTGCTTCTCGATGGGGTACTAATTTTAACGGCGAGTATTTTGCTATCGGTGTTGGCGGTGCTCTTGCTGGTCGAGGCGCTGATCTGTTCATTATTGATGATCCCCACTCAGAACAGGAAGCTAAACAAGGTCGCGCAGACGTTTTTGAACCGGCTTGGGAATGGTTCCAGTCAGGCCCGGTCCAGCGACTGATGCCGGGTGGCGCGATCATCGTAGTGATGACGCGGTGGAGCAAGATGGACCTGACCGGCAAGATCGTCGATCACATGACGAAAGAAGAGGGGGCGGATGAGTGGGAAGTCGTGGAATTTCCTGCCATTTTGAACGAAAAACCCCTGTGGCCTGAGTTCTGGACGATTGATGAATTGCTGGCCAAAAAGGCCAGTATGGATGTGCGGTATTGGCAAGCCCAGTACATGCAGGAGCCGACTTCCGAGGAAGGCGCTCTTATAAAGAGAGAATGGTGGCAGGTGTGGGAGGCAGAAAGTCCGCCCCAGTGTGAGCACATCATCATGTCCTTGGACGCCGCCCAAGAAAAGTCGAACCGGTCGGACTACAACGCGCTTCTGACGTGGGGTGTCTTCAAAAACGAAGAGACCCAGAACTACAACATCGTCCTCCTCAACAGCATCAAACAAAGACTGGAGTTCCCGGATCTGAAGGCACTCGTGCTGGAGGAGTACAAAGAGTGGAACCCGGACACGTTCATCGTGGAGAAAAAGTCCAACGGTGCGGCGCTGTATCAAGAGATGCGGCGGATGGGCGTCCCTATCTCGGAGTTCACCCCGGGTAAGGGTCAGGACAAAATATCCCGAGTTAATGCTGTGTCGGACCTCTTTGCGGCGGGTATAGTCTGGGTGCCCGACCGCAGGTGGGCATGGGAGGTTGTCGAGGAGTGCAACGACTTCCCGAGCGGAACCCACGACGACTTGGTGGACGCTACGACACTTGCACTTCTTCGCTTCCGGCAAGGCGGGTTTATCCGTTTGCCCTCTGATGAACCAGAGTCAATAAAGTGGTTCAAGAGGAGTCGGGGCAACGGATTCTATTAGGAGAATTTAAATGGCCGTTGATAAAAGTTTGATGGAGGCTCCTCAAGGGATCGCGGTGATCGCGGCTGAGATTGAGCCTGTAGAGATCGAGATTGAGCTTCCATCCGAAGAGGATGGGGTTGTTATTGAGTTGATGAAGGCGGAGAGCCGCTCGGAAGGGTTTGATGACAACCTTGCCGAGTACATGAACGAGGGTGAGTTGCAGAGCTTGGCGGGTGATCTGATTGGTCACTGCGAGCAAGATCTCTCATCTCGTAAGGACTGGCTCGACACTTATATCAAGGGCCTCAAAATCCTAGGTATTCGTTACGAAGAGCGGACTGAACCGTGGCCGGGGGCGTGTGGTGTGTTCCACCCGCTCTTGATGGAGAGCGCGGTCAAGTTCCAGTCCGAGACGATCATGGAGACCTTCCCGGCGATGGGTCCGGTGAAGACGAAGATTGTCGGCAAAGAAACCCCGCAGAAGAAAGACGCGGCGATTCGCGTGGCTGATGACATGAACTATCAGCTCACCGAGGTGATGCCGGAGTACCGCCCCGAGCACGAGCGCATGTTGCTCAGCATGGCCTTGGCAGGTAACGCCTTCAAGAAAGTGTATTACGACCCGGCCCTCGCCCGTCAAACGGCGGTTTACATTCCGGCTGAAGACATCATCGTGCCGTACGGCGCGGCGAACATCGAGACCGCAGAGCGTGTTACGCACCGGATGCGGAAGACGAAAAATGAGTTGAGAAAGTTGCAGTACGCAGGGTTCTACCGAGACATTGATCTTGGTGAGCCGATGCGAATTATGGACGAGGTTGAGAAGCAGAAGGCCGAGGATCAAGGCTTCTCAGCATCGATGGATGATCGGTTCCAGCTCCTTGAGATGCATGTGAACCTAGACTTGCCGGGGTATCCAGATGTCGATGAAGACAATAATGAAACGGGAATTGCTCTCCCATATGTTATTACGATTGAGAAAGGAACAGGGACTATCCTTGCCATCCGCCGAAACTGGCGGGAGGATGACCCGCTTAAAGCAAAAAGACAGCACTTCGTCCACTACGGATACATACCGGGCTTTGGATTTTACTACTTCGGTCTCATCCACCTTATTGGGG